CAACATTTGAAACAGCGTCTAAGTTTGGATTCAATTGATCTATTAATGCCATGTTCTTTCCTATTTTTAATATAAATATCGAGAATGTAAAAAAAGGCAGAGCGAACCCTGCCTTTTATACTTTTTTATTTAATATTATGCCGATGCATTACCAAATGACGCACCTGTTGGTTGAATATTAAAATCTAGAATAATGAATTCTGCCGTACGAGTCGGTTGAAGGAATATTTGACCGTATAAAATATTTTGATCAATTAAATCCGGGGTGTTATTTGTTTGATCCATAACAACTCGGAATGCAAATAAACCTTGATTTGCTCTTACTTGTTCCATATACGGATTAACAATGTTCAAGAAACGATTACGTGTTGATGTAGTATTTTGTTCGAATACTAAATAGCGTGTTGAAGATGCAATAAATTTCTTAACTGCAATTAACAAACGACGCACATTAACGCGGTCTAATGCACTTGGTCGAGCTTGTAGTGTCTTTTGACCCCATACAACAATTCCATCGTTTAAGAAGTTCGCAATAGGATTAACACGAGCATCATACAATGTATCTCGGTTTGATTGTGATAATCTAATATAAGTATCAGTAGCAGTAATCAATCCTCTATTCAAACCAGCTGGTGCATACCATGGTGCTTGATTAGTATCATTAAATGCTAATACTCCTGGAATTAAAGTTGATGGCGGCACCCAAGTTGGAACATTGTTTGCACCATTAATTTTTAACCATGGCCAATATGCTGCAGTGTAATTGCTATCCATTGACGTAACTTGATTAACTACTGTTGAAATTGAATCTGTTAATGCATTCGTATCCATTACATAGAATGTATCTTGACGAGTTTCACACAATGTTCTTGCTAATCCAGTTACATTTGGATGTAAACTATCAATAATACCTGGCGTAACAAGTAAATTCATATCATAGTAGTCAGTGTTACTTAACAACGTAAATGCTTTGTTATATGCAACTGTACCAGTTGATGTTCCCGTAGAACAATTAAAACCAAATGTATTTGTTGACACAATATTAGTACCTGAATATTTTTTTAGATTTGGTTTAGCGCCATCAAAACCTCCTTGGAATGGAAGTATGAATTTACGAGTTGATGTTGCAACATTTGTTGTAAATGTTCCTGCTACTAATGCAGTTTGTAATGAACCAGAATATGCAGTACCAGCTGGGAAATTAACTGACGCATCTTGTGACACATCTCCTAAGTAGAAATCTGAATTGCTACCGGTTGTTGAACCCGAAGTAGGTACTGGAGCTAAATAATTTAAATTGTTTTGAACGGCAAAATCGAATCCAAAGTAATTATTTGGATTATACTGACTTGAAACAACTTGTGATGTTGCATATGATGCTGCACTTAAATTTAAAGATCCAGATGCCATTGGAATTGGAGAATTCAATGAACGGAAGCCAAATGGTACTAATGATGGAGCAATTAAACCTTCTTCAACGGATTGATCTACTTCAACTCTTACATATGCTGAATTATTTGCATAGTCGCCGCTGATAACCAATTGATTTGAATTATTAATTGTTTGATAACGTGTACCAATTTTTCTAGCAATATAATTTGGAGATGCTGGATTCAAGTTAACATTAATAAATGTTTCTACAATCTCAGGTTGTCCATCTGTATCTTGCGATGTATCAACTGCATTTACAAAACCAGGTTGTGGTGTTGATGTATTTACTCGACGAATTTCAACTGTAAATGATCCGTACCCATTCGGATCTGGTGTTTCAGAACCTAATTTTACATCACGAATTCCAACTTTTACATCGTAATTAACTGAGTTACCATGAGATAAAGTATGGAATTTAAACAAGTTTCTTGTAATTGAACCAATTTTCTGTGATGTAATCCAAGGGGTTGATGCAGTTGCATAATCTTGCAAAAATTCATAATTTGAAAGTTTTGCTAATTCTACAGTAACATCTCCTAAATTAGTAAATAAAGATGATGCATTGATATTTTCATATTGAACATATACTGGATAATTTACTGATTTAGCATTTCGTGCAAATACTGTAGGAACATATTCATTATTTGTTGAAACAATTGATGCAGATATTGCAACGCCTTCTGCAACTGCAAATGATCCATTGAATCCAATTGCTGAATCTGCTGCAGCTACATATGAACCTGAAATTTTCAATGCAAATGATCCAGACCCGCCATCTAATAATACAGAATCTTCAAATAACGCTGTTGCGCCATCTGTAGTTACTGCTTGAGTTGGGTGCAATACGTGTGTTACTACTTCAACCTTCCCTGCACCGGAACCTGATTTTGCAATGATTGCTAAACCACCATTAGTTAATTTATACCCATCTTCATATAAAAGACGTGTTACTGTAATTACATTTCCGCCTTTTGCTAAATAATCTTGAACTACATACGGAACATATGAATCCGTAGTTGTTGTTCCAAAAATTTGTTGAAACTGCTGATATGATGTAATTTGTGTTGGAATCAATGCAGGACCTTTTACGGTTGGACCTACAATAGATGCTCCAATTTGTGCGACTCCGCCGGCGATAAATGATTGATCTAATTCATTTGTAAACACGCCTGGCGAAACTATTCTTTCTGCCATTTAATACTCCTATAATTTTTTATTTATAAATATAGGATTATTGTGCCAAACCATCATCTGCCGTAAATGTGCCGTCTGCAATATTGATTTGTCCATCGCCATAACGTTCGCGCATTTTTTCTAATAATTCTTGTTCTTTCGTACGTAGAGATTCAAATTCAGAATATAACTTGTCTTGTTCTGCGTTTAAAAATTCTGATCGACGATTAATTGCAATTTGTTCTAATGAAATAGAACCTAAATTATTTGCATTATTTGCAAACAATTCGCGAAGTGCTTGAATTTCATCTAAATGTTCTTTGTCTAACTTTCTTGTCATTTTTTCCTTTATTTTGTTTTTAATGTATTTAAATTGTTTTGTATTGCCGTTTTATATAGTTCTGGCATATCTTGTTGTTCTAATTCTTTAAACAACGAAATAGATTCGTCCCATAAACCAATCCACCATGAACTAACAGCTTGTTCAAATCGTAAACCTAATATTCCTGGATATTCTATATCAGTTCGTGTAGCTGCAGGCTCTGTTGCATGTTCTTGTCCTAAAACTGCCATGGTATATGATTCTTGCCAATCGCGGTTGCGTTCATATATTCTTGCAAGTAAAAAATATGCTTCTGGTCGTTTAGGTTTTAAAGAAACTGCACGCAATAAAATACCTTTAATTGTAAAGATACGATCGCCTTGGCGTTCAAAACATAAAGCCATACGTAATGATGCTTCATATTGTAAATTTACATCATACCCAAATTCAATGCTACGTAAATAGAATCCGGCAGCTGATGCTGTTTGTCCTTGTTGTTCATATGCATATCCTAGATTAAAATTAACTTCTTGGTTTCTAGGTTCTTGTATGTATCGTTGCAACCAATATTCTATTGTCATGATTTACTTTCTGGTGTTACTGCATTTTCACATCCTTGACACAATGCAAAACATTGCAATGGACGTGGAATTACATCTTCATAATCTTGTTCGTAGATGTTTCCTGTAATATGTTTTAAACCATAATCCATACAACACAATGAAACATCGCCATTTGGTAAAACTACATTGTGATATAAATCTTCAATGCATCCGCAAGTCATTGCTTTATCGCCATGGTCCATGTGTTGAAATCTATCTTTGTATTTTTCTAATTCTGGTTTAATAATGGCTTCGCCTAGCAAATTGCCGGCGCGAGACCAAAATGTTGGAACGTGGGTTTCTGGCCATAAATGTTTAACTGATTCATGTGGTTCTCCCATACACATAACATAAAAGCCTTGAATATGATTTTCTAATTGTTTGAATCGTTCAAATACTTCAATCAATCTAGGAGTAATAGGATGTTTTGCAATTCGTTCTTGATCTGGAATATGCAAACAAAAACCTCCATTTGGCCCACTTACAAATTTGATATCTTTGATACGTTCAACATCTTCAACAGTCATTCCTACGCCTGTACTAAAAGCTGATATTGGATGTCCTTGTTGTGATGCATAAATCAACATGTCCGTACATCGTTTGTTTAGCCATGGCTCAGTAAATCCAGAAAATGTAACACGTACTTCTTTTGGCAATTTATCAATGACACGTTTAAAATTTTCAAACGTCATTGTTTTATCTGCTTTATATATATTTGTTAACGTTCTCTGCGGACAAAATGCACAATCAATTACACAACCTTTGGGTGGTATTGATGTTGTAAATTCTAAAGTTGGCCATTCTGTTAAACGCCAATATTCTTTTTTCTCTGCTTTACGATTATCAATATAAAGGGTTATTTCACTATAATGTTCAATAAAATGATCATTCCATAAGTCCCATTTAATGTCCACGCCGTCCCAAGAATAAACATTGAATGTATGAAATTGTTTTAAATAAGTATCGCGGAACGTTCTAAATTTTTCTTTTAGTTCGGGCGTTGATAAATGCCATTCTCCTACAATCTTTTTTACATTTTGTTTGATCCATGATACGCGCTCCGGAGTAAAAATATCATATTCTCCGCCTTCGCAATCAATTTTCATGAAATCAATTTGCGTTACATTGTATTCTTTTAAGAATGTATCAAATGTAATTGCATCAGCAGTTGCTGTTCTACCGTGAGTTTCAATAACATCTGAAAAATATAATCCTTTAAATTCAGTTTCGCCATCAACATTGTTTATACCTTTATTAATTAAAGTAACATTGTTATGATGACCAATATTTTTCTTCATTGTATCAAACAACGTAGGCTTTGGTTCAAAACAATAAACATGTTTAGGTTGGTTGTCTAATATTGAAAATGTAAATGGTCCTACTGATGCACCGATGTCTAAAACAACATCATCTTGTTCGACAGGAAATTTTTCTGTGTAATCTTCTCGTACAAAAATTTCTTCAGTAACCGTTTCTTGAAACCATGGACTTTCTGCAATTTCTCCCCAATCAAATGAAGCTTGTTGTTTTTCTCGTTCAATGAATGAATCAAAGAACGTTTGGGGCATTTTAAGGATATATGCTGCATTATCTTGAAATCCGAATGATATTAATAAATCATCACCCCACTCCGTTAAGCCGCAGCAAAATTCAATCTCACCACCCATAAAACTAAATGGTCTAGAAATGTGTTCAATATTCCAATCTGCATCCCAGATTACAAAACGATGAGTATATTTTCCATCTTTTTGATCAAGCTTATTTTTAAATAAATCAACTTCGTGTATAATGCAAATGCGTTTTCCTTTGTATGGAATAACCTGAGAACTACCACGCATATCTTGATGTTGACCAGTACCTGGTTTTAATATGCGTTGCCAACATTCTAAAGTCTCCGAATCTCCTTCTATTACCTCGGTTGGGTTAGTCCATTTAACCATATGCCCGGGCAAATCTTCTACAACCATCCAATTCTTTTCACAATATGATGTTTGATCATATGGATGTTTAATGCGACTTCTTTTGATTTCCGTAACAGAACCATCTTTAACTTCAAGTTCAGACATTTCCATACGTCCTTCACCATTAGTTGTAGTGTCTCTGCGAACTCCTACTAAATACAATTTATCATTCCAACGAGTTAATCGACCATCTTCTAATCCAACAAAGTCCCATAATGGAGTTTTATCAAAACGACTTGTGTCAATTTTTGTGTATGATTTTAATTGTAAGTCTGCGGTTAATTCACAAAACCAATTTGTAGTTCTAAGATGTTGATCTGCCTCGGGATGAAGATATGCTAACGGACCCCACCGATTAATAAAAACTTGATTGTTTTCTGAATGATATAAAGTATAATTTACATGACGAAGATTCATGATTAATTTACCATTATCATTGTAGATAGATGGATTCATTAATCCAGTTCCGCCAGTAACGTCGTTAGGAAGTGTTATAGGATGTATTGATCCTCCGTTACGCGTAACAGTTTTAACAAAGTTTGAATTCATATAACTTATTATATAAAATATATTTCAATAATCCAAAATAATTATCTACCTAGCATTGAGTTATATGTTTGGACTATATTATTTATATTAGTTAGATTAACGCCATTATCAATTGCTACGAATTGATAAAGTTTTGTTGATGAATTATTCATCGATCCAGATATTTTACCACCTATTACTAATTTAGTGTTATTAAATCCTTCACCAGTAGCCCATTGAGTGCTATTTAAAACACTTCCTGTAATTATTGGACTATACGTATAATCTTGTCCTTGAACTCTACGTATACCATACCAACCATCAGTTGGATTATCATTTCTATAATTACCGTTAACGATGGCGCCGCCCGGGCCGCCGTGTCGAGTAATAAAATTCATATAGAAATATGGAATACCGATACTAGCTGTTACTTTACTAAATACTTGGATTTTATAATAATTTTCATAGTTAGTATCATAAAGACCAATATCTAACGATGCAGTGTTTGTAACTGCAGTGTTGGTAGCAGAATAAAACAATAATCCAGGAGCTAATGTAGTATTTATATACGATGAAGTTGCAAAAGAACCAGTGCCGGTAGCTTTTGACCCCGAATCATTAAATGTCCACCCAGAAGAGAAATTTAGATACTCATCAGGATTGCGCATTGACCATTTTTGTTGATCTTTAGTAGTTCCAGCTAATGGATAATAATCAAGTAAAACTTCAATCGCATATATATTTCGTAACTCTTTTTGTAAATATTGCAATGCATTTAAAGTAGTTGAATTAGTTATACCTGAATTAGAAACATAAGCATTATATAACTGGTCGGTTACAACAGCATCAATTTGTGTTGAACCTGAGCCATATCCATTAGATGCTGTAATTTGTAAGGATATTGGTTGAAATAAATAACTAGAAGTTACGTTGATTCCCAACGTTGGTTGAGAAAAGAGCCAGGTACCTGGGGCTCCGTCTTTACCTGGTTGAAAAATTGGAGAGTATTGAGTTTGTACTAATGTTCCACTTACAAACCATTTATAAACATATGATCCGGTTGCTCCGGATAACGTCCAAGATCCCGAAGTTGCAGAAATTGAAAGAGCTGATTCGTAATTATTTTGAGATCCAGTTGTAAGCCATCCCGGATTAGCTAATAATGTTGGTGCAGATCCGCCGCCACTGGGCCATCCTGATAGGATCGATGTAGCTATCCCGGAAATATAACTTATTGATGTAGCATCAGTAGTATTGATATTAACAATTGAAGAAACATTTACACCAGATACTTTTGCCATAATTTTATTTATTTATAAATATCATCGATTTATATAGTATGGGCACACACATCGTGCGTCATTATGATACATGTTTTTTGGTATGGGCACTGTTATTTGTATATGATCATGTTGCAATGCTTCACCTAAACGATATTTATCGGCGCCATCTGCTCTAAAATATGTAAATATTCCATTTGATTTAAGTGCTTTATCTACAATTACATGCTTGAATTTTTTAGAATTAACACAATCTGCATCGTAAAATATTCCATCATATTGCCGTTGACATATGGTATCTTGCAATTCAAACCAATCACCTTGTATGATTGTTACATTGGGTTTATCTTTAGCCCATTCGCGTAAT